CTCCTGAAGCCCGAAGAACTCCCCGCCGACTGGGACCCCGCCACCGACCCGCGCCTCACCGCGTGGGAGGTCGTCCACCAACTAATCCGCGTGCTCGGCTCGGGTGGCGAGAGCGCGGCGGCCACATTCGTCGCCAAGCTCGGAGCCAAGGCCGAGACCGCCCGCGAGCTGGCCTATCGCCTCTACACCATCTGCGAGCGCAAGAAGCGCGCGGCCGAGGCGCTCGCCTACAACGGGCTGGTGCAGAGCTTCCCCGAAATCGTCCGCCTCGCCCGCGACGGCGGCAAGTCACGTCGTGCTGAAGTAGGCGTATAGTTCAGCCGAGGCGGGCGCTCGCAAGGAGCGTCCAGAGATCCGCTTGAAAATCAAGGAGAAAAGGCCAAGGACATGAAAGCAATTCTGGCGTCGTTGGAAGAAGTCGCAGAGCCGTTCCGAACCGAGTACGAAGCGAAGAATGAGAAGTTCTATCTCAAGCTGGAGGGCGGATTCGTTCCGTCCGATGAGTTGGCGAAGTTCCGCGATAAAAACATCGTGCAGTCCAAGAAACTCGATACGCTGGAAGCAACGCTCGAAGGGATCGACGCCAAGTACACGTTGCTCCTGGATGAGAACAAGACCCTGAAACACAAGCTGGAAGGCGGCGTGACGGACGCGGCAAAGAAGAATCACGAACTGATCGAAGCCGCGCTCAGGCCCGTCCTGGCAAAGGTGGGTGACCTCGAAGCCAGCCTCGCGAAATCCGAGAAGGAAGGTTCCGACCGGGCGGTTGCTTTGATCCGAAAGGATCTTGAGAATCGTCTCGTCACCGTCGCGCAGAAGATCGGTGTGGACCCGAATGCGCTTGACGACTTCAAGCGGCGCGGTCTCGACGTGTTTCAGGTAGAGGATGGGACCATCGTCGCGAAGGCCGGTGAGATGAGTCTGTTTTCGAAGCAGAACCCATCGCAGGCCCTCGGCGTTGACGAGTGGGCCGGCGGTATTCAGGCGACGGCTCCGCATCTGTTCAAGCCTTCGGTTGGCGGCGGGGCGAGCGGGTCGCAGTCGAATGTTTCTGGGATCACGGGGAAGCCGAACGCGACCGTGTTGCGCGATCCGACTCCGCAAGATCTCGGCCGTTTTGCGTCTGGGATAAGCGATGGCTCGATTGTGGTTGTGCATACTCCGGGTCAGTAGTGGGCGAAATATCTGACGAAGAACTCTTGACATCTGTGGCGATCTGATATAGTTCTCGCGACGAAGCGTATGAAGGTGCGATCTAAGACCTTCGCGCTGCCATCTTCCTAAGACCTTCGCGCTGCCATCTTCCGGTGGAAGAAACAGCGTATCCCGGTGGGATAGAACACGTATGAAGGTGCGTGGAAGTGAAACAGCGTATCCCGGTGGGATAGAACAACAAGGAGGGGCGGTAACAACGTCCTTACGGCATCGCGCGGTGCGCGGTTACCACGGCTCCGGTGGAGTCGCTTGAAAAACATGCTCAATTCCGAGCAAACACACGTTTTTTAGGAGACACACCATGGCAGGCGCATTGGTTAGCTCGAACGTTCTTTCTACAATTGTGGCGATGGGCATGAAAGCCCTGCGTGAGCGGGTCGTGCTCGCAAAGATCGTCAATCGCGACTATGAGCGAGAGATCACTGGGCAGTCGCAGTTCTCAACTGTCAACGTCATGATCCCCGCACCCGTCGCATCCCGCAGCGTCTCGCCGGATGTCGTGCCGCCCGCTGTCACTGCGGTCACGCCGACCAACATCCCGATCACCCTCACGGAGTGGAAGGAAGCTCCATTCGTGATGGACGACAAGGGTCTGGTGCAGGTGAGCCGGAACATCGTCCCTGGGCAGGTGACCGAGGCGATCAAGTCGATTGCGAATGAAATCGACACGTTCCTTTACGGCCTCACGGGTGGTATATATGGGTACGCCGGGGTCGCTGGCACCACGCCCTTCGCGACCGACCTGTCGGAGTATCTCGACGCGAACCAGCAGGGGGACGCGCAGTTGATGCCCGCCGATCCGGAGAACCGCTTCGTGATTTTGAACACGTTCGCGAAGGCGAATGCACTCGGGACCAACGCGGTGCAGAACGCCTCCTGGCGAGGCGATTCCAACGCGTTCCGTAAGGGCGTCATGGGAGAGATCCTCGGTGCTCAGTGGGACTACTCGCAGAACGTTCCTCTCCACACGAACACGGGAGCCGGAACGGTTCTCGTGAACAACGCTGCGTTCGCGGCTGGCGCTGTGACGGTCGCGTGGGACGGTGGCGGAACCGAACCGGGCAACGGAGACATCTTCACGGTCGCCGGGGACACGCAGACCTACGTGGTCAAAGCGCACACCACTGTTTTGATCACGTTTGCTCCCGCGGCGAAGGTTGCGTGGGCCGATAACGCTGCGATTACGTTCAAGGCAACGCATCGAAAGAACCTCCTGATCCATCGTGACGCGATCAGCTTCGCGATGGCTCCTCTCGTCGACCGTGTTCGTATTGAGGGAGTGCCCGTTGCTCAGGCCGTTTCCATCGACGAAGAGTCGGGGCTGTCGCTTCGGCTGGAAGTCACCCGTCAGCACCGGCAGTACCAGTGGGCCTTTGACGCTCTGTACGGCGGGGCGCTCACGCGTCCCGAGTACGGCGTGCGCATCGCCGGATAACCCGGCGTAGACCTGTGCCGGGAGGTGGTAGTCGGGACCTCTCGGCGCAGTTTCCTTTTCGGACAACCCGGCAGGAGAAAACATCATGTCAAAAGATACCAGGCAGTCGCCAGACGGCAAGGGCGCATCGTTCTACACCAAGTTTGTAGCGGGCGTTCTTCGGTACTACCGGAAGAGCGATGGGGTCGAATGGGTGTCGTTCGATGGCGTAAATCGGAAGTTGACGGTAGCTGCAGGGGGCATCTTTGCCAGCCAGCAGGCGGTGAATCTCGCTGCCGCGACACAGACGCTGACTGCCGCTCAGAGCGGCCAGCGTTTCGTCGGAGCGGTGGACGCGGTGTTCACTCTTCCGGCAGCGAGTGCTGCAACGAAGGGCGTTTGGTACGAGTTCGAGTGCGGTGCCCTTTCGACCGGAACCGGGCTCTCGATTTCGCCCGCTGCGGCTGATCACATCCGAGGCAACGGCCTGACGTCCGTCGACAACAAGGATCTGATCAACACCGGAGCGACCGACCGTCTCGGTGACTCGGTTGATCTCTACTGCGACGGTGTTGACGGGTGGGTCATCTCTGGCATCGTCGGGACTTTCGCCAAGGAAGCGTAAAACCAGCCTTCATGGCTAAGGAGTAAAGACAACATGCAGATTCCAACTATGACCGTCGTCATCCGCGATGGAGGCAACCGTGCAACCATCAATGAGTCCGACTTCGACTCGGCTATCCATGCCGAGGTGGGGTCGGAGCCGGAGCCTCGGGCGGTTCTTCCGGCGGCCTTTGCTGCCGCTGATGCCAGCCTCTCGGAGGATGAGCCGGAGGTCAAGGCACCCCCTCCGAAGCCCGATCCTCCCAAGCGTGCCCGGTCCGGGAAGTGATTCTGACGCGGTGCGGTTGATCCTCGCGGTTCGCCGTACCGCGTTTCGTCCGTTCGATCTTTGAGGTAAACCAAAATGCTTGTGCCGGAACGAAATAAAAAGATCCTCGCCGCTCATGGGATCGGTGCTAACGCGACTTTCGTTTCGGAGTCGGTCCCGGTTCCGAAGGACGCCAGGGCGATCCTGATGCAGTCTGCGTTTACGTATGCGGCCGGAGGCGGAACCGCAAAGGCTTTTCTTCAGACAACGTTCGACGGTGGAGCCACATGGGCGGACATCATGTGCCACGCCTTTACCACATCGACGGCGAAGAAGGTGTCGTCCGTGAAGCAGGGAATCGCCCTTGCAGCGGCGATCGTGACTACTGACGGGTCGATAACCGACGACACAATCAAGGATGGAATGTTCGGTGATCGTGTCCGCGTGAAGCTCATCAGCGCCTCGACCGTCTACACCGGGGCCACTCTCATCAACGTCAATCTCGTCATCGGATAGACGATGGCTGTTCCGACTCTTGTCGCCACGCCCGGAAGCGCCACGGCGAACGCGTATTGCACAGTGCTGGAGGCGACGGCGTATCACGAGGCCCGCCTGAGCAATGCGGAGTGGGCTGCGGCGACGGCGGACAATAAGACCATCTCCGTCATCATGGCGACGCGCGTAATCGACCTTCAGTTTTTGTGGGTGGGGTATCAGACCGCGACTACGCAAGCGCTTCTGTGGCCCCGTGAGGGCGTCCTGGCGCTGAATGCACTGGAGAACATTGTCAACACGGTGATCCCGCAACGGCTCAAGGAAGCGGTCGCCGAGTTGGCGTGGAATCTTTTGAAGGCAGACAGGACCCTGGACTCAGACGTGGAGACTGCCGGCCTTACTGGGCTGAGGGCCGGCCCGGTGGAACTGAGCTTCAAGGATTCGGTAGTGGCGAAGGTTCTGCCCGATTCTGTTTTCTATTTGATCCCGACGTGGTGGGGGCGTATTCGCCAGAAGAATTCTTCCGTCGTCGAGTTGGTGAGGACGTAATGGGTCTCGACTCTCTGGTTCGAAGTGGAATCGCTCTTGCCAAGACGATGACCAATGACCTTCAGGCCGCGGTGACTCTGGAGCGCTGGACCGGGCAGGATCGGACTACGAAGCCCACCTATGCGCCCGGCATCCTGGTGCAGGCTTTGATCGAACCGGACACGAGGAAAGTCGTGAATGCCGACGGCTCTTCAATTGTCTTGGTTTCGCGCATCACGATTCTTGGACCCCTTGACGATCTGGTTGGTTCGCAGGCTGGACGAACAGAACCGATTGATCCGCGCGACAAGATCACGCTTCCCGACGGGACAACGTGTCCGATTCATCGTATTGATGGAGTCCTCATCGACCCAGTGACCAGCGCGCCCTACATGTTAATGGTGTCCCTTGTCCGCTAGCTTGGATACCAGACAGTTGCGGGCGAAGTTGGCTAAGATGGCCGACGCCGCGCCGAAGCTGTACGAGCAGGCCCTACGCCACCATGCGGAAGCCGTGAAAAGGCGCTCGATGAAGTTGGTTCCGTTTGATTTGGGTGCGCTACATGACAGCCATGCCGTTATCGGCCCAACCGGAAGAGGGCGAGATACCGAGTACCGGGTGGAAGTGGGGGGACCAACAGCACCGTATGCGTTCTTTGTCCATGAGGACCCGAATGCATTCCACCCGAGAGGGCAATGGAAGTATCTGGAAACCGCATCCAATGAACTTGAGGTGGTGTTCGAGAACAGCATGATCGCCACCATGAAGGAGCTTGCCGAATGAGCACGGTAAGCGAAGTCTCCGACTACATCACTGCGAACGCGGCTGGTGCCGGCTCGGTGTTTGACAACGCGATGCCAGAGACTCCCGATGTTGCGGTCTCGGTGCTGGAGATTCCTTCCATTCCATCCGAGAAGCCGTTTGGCCGAACGGGGATTCTCTACGAATACCCGTGGCTGCTTGTTACCGTAAGAGGCGCGCCATACGATCACGACGGCCCACGGACCCGCATTCAAGCGATCTATCTTGCCCTTGCCAACATCGAGACAGCGACGCTCGGTACCACGCTTTATCTCAGGTCGAGCGTGAAGAAGCCTCCGTATCTTCTCTCAACTGACGACAAGGATCGGAAGCAGTTCTCGATTGTCGTGGAGATGGAAAAGGTGCCGTCAGCATGAGTCTCGTGGATGGATACGGCTGGCCCATCGGGGGGAAGGACTTTCTCGATAAGTCCGAAGCTCGCTGTCCTCGCTGCAAGCGATTGGCTTCCGAGGCAGAGCGGTACAATGGTTTCGGCGGGAACTTCGAGACCGTCTGTCCGTGCGGCGAAACGATTGAGAAAGGTAAGGAGATTCCCCAATGACGAAGTGCAAAGTGTTGAAGACCGGACTGACAAAGCTCGACGACGACAGTTTCATCGAGCTGAAGGTCGGGGACATTCACGAATTCTCCGATGCCACAGTTGCGTGGCTTGAGCCGGAGGGGGCGATCATCACGCAGCCCAACAGCCAGTCGTTCGAGTCGCCCCGGTTCGGGAAGAGAAGTCCCGCCGCCAAGAAAGATGAGGTGTCCGAATGAGCAAGTACGGCCCCAGTTCCGCATTCTTTTTCGTCGGCGGCAAGGTGCTGTCCGGCGACCACTACACGCTCGAAGAAACCATCGAAGGCGTGCTCGAAGAGACGCATGGTCTCGGAGCCTCGTGGGCAGAAGCCCTTCCGGTCGGTATCGCGAGGGTCATGCTCGACGCATCAGGCGGTCTTTACGATGATCGGGCGGCCGGGATTAACCAGGCATTTCAGGGAGTCTCGACGAACCAGATCGCTCTGTGGGGATTCTCAAGAACCATCGTCGGGTCAGAAGTCTCAATGACGGCTGGAGATATCTCGTCTAAGTGGCGTAGGATCGCATCGCGTGACGCGCTTACGAAGGCGAATGCAGGGCACGTTCTCACCGGCAAGCTCTACAGGGGTCGGATCGTTCATGGTGACACGTCAGAGACGGCCGCGTCAGGAAACACGCAGGCAACCTCAATCGATAACAACGCGTCGATCTCTCGGCCGCTCGTTCCGATTACGTCCTCGTCGATTGCGAACCCGACGAACATCGTGACGCCAGTTCCTCATGGCTTGGTGACCGGAGACGTTGTGTTCATCGCGAATCATTCGGGCTCGACTCCCGCCGTCGCGGGCGAGTACACCGCGACCGTTATCAACACGACTACGTTCACGGTTCCGGTCAACGTGACGACTGGGGGCACCGGTGGAACATTCAAACAACTGAACACTCGGAATGCCGTGGGTCATCTTCACGTGACCGCGCTGGTTCTCGGCGGGTACACGAACGTGACCATAAAGATCCGCCACAGTGTTGACAATTCGGTTTACGCGGATGCTGCGACGTTTACGGTTGTGTCGGCTGCCAATGTTTCCGAAGAGCTGGCGATTGCAAACCTTAATAGGTACCGAGCGATGAGTTGGTTGTTCAACGGAAGCGGTAGCGCCATGTCGATCACGCCCGTCGTCGCAGTGAGCCATGCATGAGCTTGATCACTATTGCAGTAACAACGGGGCTCCGGCGCAAGCTTGATGCTCTACAACAACACAGGAGGACGGACCAATGGCTAAGTCAGGACCAGCAGTAGTAAAGGTTTGGTACGATAATTCGGGCGGAACGCCCGTCGATATCACTCAGTACGTTCTGAGCATCAATGATATTGAGATCGAGTCGATGACCGAGGAGAAGCATCCTCTCGGTACCGCCTGGGATGAGTCTCTTCCGATCGGTGTTGCGAAGATGAATGACATCGAGATCAGCGGTCTCTTCGACGACGCCGCGACCACGGGTCCCGATGCTTTGCTTGCCGGCCGAGCGCCTGAAGCGCCCACGGCCGGGACCAGGACGTTAAAGATTGAGTGGAATGCGAGCAAGTCAACAGCGGTCGAGACGTACCTCATGAGCTACGCCCGCGCGGCTGATCGCAATGGCCTGACGAAGTACAAGGTCAAGCTCAAGCCCAGCGGGGGAGTCACCGAGGTGTAGAAATGACGTGGCTTGAACGGGCAACCCGTCAAGCCGAGGTACATCGCGCTGTAGAGCAGTGGTCAGCTCGTCTGGTTCATACCCAGAAGGTCGCAGGTCCGAATCCTGCCAGCGCTACCAGAGTCCGCGCCATCCCACGGAATGGGTCCGTGGCTCACGCGGCACCGGAGAAACGGAAATGTTCGCGCACAGAATTACGAAGATAGTCGAGGTCCAGGACGGAGAGGACACCGTTCTCGTCCACATCAGGAAGCTGTCGGCGGTCGAACTGAGAGAAGCAAACGAAGCGAAGCAGGCCGAGATCGCTACGCTTGCCAAGAACATGGGACCGGCTCTCATGGGCGAGTTCCAGCGGGCGGCCAAGGAGAAGGACGAGAAAGCGCCGGCAGCGTATCCCAGGCCGGTACCGACACCGAAAACTCCTGAGGAACTGAAGGTGGCCAGGGAGGCCCAGTTCTACGGGTACGAGAGGATGACCACGCTCAAGCGCGGCATCGTCCGATGGGGCGTCAAAGAAACCGTCGAGGAGGGCATCCCGCTTCTCGATGAGGAGACATGCGAGCTTCTGTTCCGGGAGATCATGGAGCTTTCGATTCCTCCGGCTGATGCGTTCCCAAAAGGCTAAAGGAGCTTCACCGGATACTCGATGGAGACGAGGACGTTGATGAGGATGTCAGGCGGGTGTGGACGGTCGCGCTCATCGCCAAGGAGTTCGGAGTCCTGCCGTCTCTTGTGGTGCGGGATTTAGAGGAGGACCCGGAAGGTTCGGCGATCGAGTGTCTGGGGTTTCTTAGGTACGCTCAGGCAAAGTCGGCGTTCGATGAGGCCAAGTCCGAAAAGGATTTGAAGCCGTGGAAGGACTCACGGATGATGGATTTCGTAACGAAGCACACTTTCGATCTGAAGAAGGAAAGGCGAGAAAAGGGATAACTGAATGGCGCAGGTTACGATTGTCGAAGCCATCATTCGCCTCCGCGACGAGATGACGACGAAGTTGAAGGCGGCGGGTAGTGCCCTTCTTCCGCTGTCGATTGGCATGACCGCATTGGGCGGCGGAGCGCTTAAGGCCGCTAGCGATTTCGAGTCCGCCTTCGCCGGGGTGAGGAAGACGTTCAGCGGCACGGAAGAAGATCTGCAGATGGTGAATGCCGCCATCAGGAAAATGGCGACTCAGATCCCGGCGACGACGACCGAGCTTGCAGCAGTAGCGGAAGCGGCGGGTCAGTTGGGGATCAAGGGAGGAGCGAACGTACTGGCCTTCACCGAGACGATGGTGAGGTTGGGCGTTTCGACGAACCTGACTGCCGAAGAGGCAGCGGTTGGGTTTGCGCGGTTCCAGAACATTACTCTTTCGGGAAAGGAGACCGTTGGCCAACTCGGCTCAGCGCTCGTCTTTCTAGGAAACAACTTCGCCACAACAGAGCGGGAGATTCTTGAGATGTCCATCCGTCTCGCGAAGGCCGGTGAGGTTGCCGGGCTCTCGCGGACAGAAATCATGGGTATCTCGGCGGCGCTATCTTCGGTTGGTATTGAGGCGGAGGCTGGCGGCGCTGCCGCTTCTAGAATTCTCATCAACATGCAGGTCGAGGCTCGAAAGGGCGGGGCGGTTTTTGCGGAAATGGCGAAGACGGCAGGTGAGACTACGGAAGCGTTCCAAAAGATGGTTTTAAATAGTCCGGCTCAAGCGCTGCAAGAAATGGCCGCTGGTCTGAACAAGGTAAACAAGAGCGCCGGAGACGTCTTCGGTCTGCTCGAAGAGCTTGGAATCACGGGTCAGCGTGAGCGCGATGCGGCCCTTGGTCTTGCCACGGCGCACGAGATGCTTGGCGATGCGATGACCGGAGCCGGGAAGGCCGCGAAGGAGAACACGGCTCTCTTGACGGAGTCCGGCCAGAGGTTCGTAACGCTGGAGTCCATTCTCAAGACGACATGGAGCGCCGTTAAAGATGTTGGCATCGAGATCGGTCAGGGCCTTTTGCCACAGGTTAAGACTTTGGCAGTCGCGGTTCGTGACCAGCTTGTTCCGGCGTTGCAAGGCGCGGCGACCCTGTTCAAGTATTCCGATCCGATTGTAAGAAATACTGCGCTCGCCATTGGCGCGTTTGTCGTCGCCATCCCATCAGCGCTCATTGCGCTTGGTACGCTCGGTGCTTCCGCGGGGCCAATTGTTATTGGCTTTGGCCTCATGAAGAAGGCTTTTGCGGGCGTGACCTTGGCGTTGGGCGCTTGGTATGCAATGTCAATTCTTGTCGCCGCAGGTCTCGTCTATGTCGTCTTCAAGGTTGCCGAGTCGAACGCGATCATTGCTGAGTCTCTGGCCAAGACGGCGGCGGCAGCGGAGCAGACAACGAAGACGATCGGGGCCAACTGGAAGACCGATCAAACGGCTGCGTTCTATAGGCGGGGACTTAACGAGGCGATGTCGGACGGTGTGCCTATCAGCTATGGACTTCGCAAGGGGATCAACGCGCTGAATGCGACTACGGTGTCGTCGATTGCATTGAAAGTACAATTGGACGAGGTGGAGCGGAAGAATGCTGGCACCAAGGCGTCACTGACAAAGCTCACTGACGAGCAGTCGGCCGCGCTGCGCGCATTGATAAACGAGACGCGCAATCTTGGTCTTGAGAACGAGCCAGTGCACATTCAAGCTATTGAGCTGTCGAAGCAGAAACTCGCGGCGAACCTTGCCGAAGCGAAGGGCACGAAGATTCTCGAAGCTGCCGCCTATGCGCTTGCGAAGGCCGAACGAGCGGCGGCCACTGAGCAGGGGTGGAAGAAGATCCACGAAGACATCGCGGAGGCAGACAAGGAAGCACAGAAACTTCTCGTGTCGATGATCAATCTGAACAAGGAGCAGGAAAAGATCGCGATGGCGACCGGGATGGCGTCTCTGGACAAGATGCTCGGTAACGCGGCGAAGAATGCCGATCTGCTTTACACGAAGCAACTTCCAATCGAAGTCGTGATGATGGAACAGGTCAACGCGCTGAAGCAGCAGGAGGTGTTGCGTAAGGAGGAGCTGGCGGCGCTCGACCGGATCAAGGCGAAGTATCCACAGATGGCGAAATTCGTCGAGGAGATCAAGAAGGGTCTTGAGAAGACCACGAAGGAAACCTTTGATTGGGGCAAGGCGCTTCAGGCTGTGACGAACTTCATGGAGATTCTTGGGATCAATGCGGAGTCGGCTTTCGGAAAGGCGATTGCCGGTATTACCGCCACGCTTGCGCTGACTCAGGAAACCTCGAAGCTCATGAAGGACGCGGACGGGAACAAGGTCAAGTTTTTCGATTTGGACAATGCGAAGCAGGGTCAGGTAGCGCAGGCCGGGCTGAACGCCGCCATGATCGCCTATAAGTCTGGCGCACTCGGGGGGGCGGCGGCCGGGGCCATATTCGGGGCGCAGTTCGGTCCGTGGGGCATAGCGATCGGGGGTGCCGTTGGTGGCCTGCTCGGATTCTTCGGAGCATCCAAGAGGGCCCGCGAAGAGCAGGCGCGTCTCGCCGAACAGCTTCGCAAGACGCGCGACGAGTACATCCGCGCGGCTGGTGGCATCGAGACGCTTCGTGCACGGGCAGAGGCTGCTGGAGCCTCGCTCTTTGCGATGCTGAACGCGTCCACGGTCCAGGCCTACCAGCAGGCGATTGAGGATCTGAACAGGGTACTCGGCCTGCATGACGAGGGCTGGGAACTTCTGAATGCCGCGATGAACAAGTACGGCATCGGAGTCGAGCAGCTTGGACCGAAGTTCGCTCAGCAGAAGCTGAACGAGCAAGTCTCGGAATTGATCCAGAACTACGAGATCCTCACGAGGGCTGGTGTTGACCAGACCGTCGTGCTGGAGAAGATGTCCAAAGACATCAACGAGTACGTCAAGAATTCGCTGATTGCCGGAACTACGGTGCCGGAATCCATGCGTCCGATTCTCGCAAAGCTTATTGAACTGGGCCTTCTTACCGACGAGAACGGCGACAAGATGGAGGACCTGTCGAGGGTCAACTTCACCGAGTCTATGGAGGCAGGTGTCGCCCGGCTGATCGACAAGATTGGGGAACTTATCGACGCGATGCTCGGCATTCCGAACGTCAACAGGACGGTTACGGTGACGACAAGAAGCGGGCCGAAGAGGGGGGAGGAAGAGGAAGAGACGTACGGAGACGGCCTTCCGCTCGCGACCCCGCTCGCGGCCGGATATTCCGGCTGGGTGACTCAGCCCAGGACGTTCCTTGTCGGCGAGAAGGGGCCGGAATTCCTCCAGGTGACCCCGAAGAACGAAATGCCTACCAACCCCCATGGAGCGGGCTCAGGTACGCCCCAGTCCCCTCCTGCGCAGCCTCAGGCCGCCGCTCCTGAGCAGACTTTCCTCATCAGCATCAACCTCCCGGGCGGGGAAGTCTTGAAATACGTCGAAAAGGCGTCCAAGCGGGGCATGGTCCGAATTCACCCCAATTCCGTTAAGGTGTTCTGATGGCGGTTCGATTCATGTGGCAGAACCTGCTCAGAACCGCTACGCTTTCGATCAGTTCGGCAGATGGGTCATTCCCGGCGAAGTGGATGCTGGACCCCATGAAGTCGATGGTCTGGAGGTCGAAGCTTGGCTGGACCGTGGTGGCGGGCTTCAACGACAAGCTAGACTTCAATCTCGGTGGGGTTCTGGTAGCGACTATCGCGGCGGGGTATTACCAGACCGGAGCCGCGCTCGCGGCCGTGGTTGAAACCGCGTTGACCACCGCCTACGCAACCGGGAAATGGACGGTGACGTACGACACCGCGACGTTCAAGTTCACGATCCTTCACAGTATTACCGCGCACGTTCTTCTGAATTTGACCGGCGCGAACATAGCCTCGACGATCTTGACCGATCTGGGCTTCAGTGACGCGGCGGATTCGTCGAGCGCCATCACGCACACGTCGGACTACACATCGTATCAATCGCGCCACTTCGTGACGTTCGATCTTGGTGCGGCCAGTCTGATTACGGCAGTCGGCGCGATAGGACTTCAGAGCCTCACGTCTCTCGGATCGGTCCGCCTTGAGGCGAATACCGCGGGAACCGTTGCCGGATTCCAGTCCCCTGCCTATTCGGCGACGAAGGTGGCGGCTGACTTCTACGACGACGGGCTCATTCATTACCTCAGCCAGACGTATCGCTACTGGAGGATCGTGCTGGACGATCCGTCTAAGACAAGTGGGTATCAGCAGATTGGCCTTCCGTACATCGGCGGGTACTTTGATCTTTCGGTTCCCCCGGAGAGGGCGACCATGGGACATGGGCAGGATCGGTTCTCGCGCTCTTCGGTGGGTGATGCCGGCAGCGTGTTCGTGGACGTGCGTCCGACCGGGAAGACGCGGAACATTCCGATGAAGTTATTGACCGACGTGGACAAGGCGAATCTCGAGACGATGCAGAAGACGATTGACCAGAGGGCGCAGTTCTTCGCGTTCGATCCGGTGAACGTTCCGGCGCAGTTTCTGTATGCGAGTGTGGTGGTTGGAGATTTCGTGCATCACATGGGCGGAGGTCCGTCCTCGGCGTACTGGGATGGAAACATCACCGTGACCGAGCGACTGCAATGAGTGGCGAGATCGGGTTCGTCGCCAACCGGCCCACATACGAAAACATAGTTGAGTCCAGCGTCTCGTCGAAGCGTTCATTCTTGATCGCGAAGCCGACTATAGAACCGGGAAGCTGGACGCTCTCATCTGGCAATGCATATTTGGCCCCATTCTCGAAGACATACCGTAGCCTGATTCGAGACGTGATCGGAGTGACCGTCGAGGGTTTGACTCCGTTGGCCAGGGCGGAGTCTCTTGCCGACTGCATCGCCACGCCAAACACGTTCTACTACGATCCGAACGAGGAGTTTCTCGGCGAGTCGTGGGCTTGGGATGATGGCATTCATCTGTGGGACTCCGCGAATATCTACTGGGATCAATTCCCATCGCTTTATGTGAACCTCGGCGGCGTGGATCCGAACACCCTTGGCGTAGCCCCAGAGCTTGGGTTTTATTTCACGCAGGAAGGGCAGTCGCAGCCGACTCTCGGTGTTGATCTCCTCGGCGGGATTGGCATGTTCGAGGCGTTTACCGCAAGCGTGCCGGACGGCTGGACCTACGCTAAGACAGACCCAGACGTGGTGGCGACGGTTTTAGAGGACAACGCGAACATTTATGAAGGGTCAGCCTCGGTCAAGCTTGATCTTGCCGGAGCGACTGCGACCACGAGACAGGCAATCTCAGCCCTAGTTACTCTGATAGTCGGAAAGCGATACAGGATCTCTGGCTCGTATCGTCGTTACGACGACCAAGCCTGTGTCTCCTTCGCAGAATTGTCCGACAGCGGAGAAACGAACTTCCTTGCATTCGACCTTCGAAGCTCAGGAACCGGTAGGGCCAGTTTCATATTCAATGGGCAACTCGGAGAATGGAGAAGATTCACGCTCGATTTCATCGCGCCGTTTACCGCGTCGAAGGTGATTCTTGGAGCGAAGTGGTCAACCGGAACCGTGACGGGCGGGGTGAACTTCGACAAGATCACGCTGAAGAGGGTCTGGCGTCAGGCGACATACGAAGCCCGCATTGCCGCGGATGGAGTGCCCTCGTCACAGATGGGATCGGAGGGAATCCTCTTCGCGGGGAAGACGGTCGGAGTCGGTTCGGTCGCGTTCGAGAACAGCGATGGAGCCTATGACTATGCGGTCGGACAGCTTCGGTGGATCGGTCGGAAAATCGAACACTACGTCGGAGGGAGCACGGATCTAGGAGAGGTGGACATCGACGACTGGGATCGCCGGTTCACCGGGATTGTCCAGACCATCGAGTTCAGCGATGAGCGGGTGATGTTCCAGCTTGACGATATCCGCGCGAAGTTCCACAAGCTTCTGCCGCCCAACACCCTGTCTACGCACGATGCCAACATTGAGAAGAGCGCCCGTGGTCGCGTGAAGCCGCTCCTGTTCGGTTCAAAGAATGCGATCCGTCCGTGGAGGATCGGGTTCGATTCTGTCAGCCTCGTTACGGGTGAGTACCTGATTGCCGACACGACGAACTGGGCTCCGGGCATCTACTCGATTGCGAACGTCTACGCCTACGTGGATGAGGACGCGGCGTCCAAAGTGGACACGTCGCGCAGGATCACGATGAACCTGCCACAGGTTGAAGTAGCACCTGAAACGGCCTACAACGGTATGGCTTCGATCACCGCTGCCAGCACGTACCAGTACAACTTCACGAAGATTGCCGGGGATAGCTGGACGAACAACTTTGCCGGATCAAAGTTGCTCCTTCATGGTGACGGCCATGTCGAATGGTCCGCCGGCGGTGTGACAAACAAAGCCGTGATAGTCGGCCTCTCTGCCGCTCACGACGGAGCCTTGAACTACACCGACATTAACTTTGCATTCATGATTCAGGCCGATGGCACGATGAGGGTGTACGAAGAGGGTTCTCAGAAGGCAACGGGCACCGCGTATACGAGCGTTACCACGTTCCGAGTCAAGCGCACCGGAACCACGATTACCTACGAGTACAACCTCAACGTTGGCGGCGGATGGGTTGTCTATTACACGTCCTCGACCGCTTCGTCTTCGGCGCTATGCATGAAGCTCTCCATCTACACCGGAAGCGCCACCGCCTTTGCCGTATCCCTGCTTGGCTTCGGTCAGGTGGATTCGCAGGAGTTGAGCGGGGCGTTCGTCCTGAAGGAGAACGTCGGACCGTTCGTTGTGGACCTGAGCAACCAGAGTCTGAACTTTGACATCGGAGCGTCGGAGTTGACTGCGACTGTTCCTGTTGGTCTGTACACGGCAACGTCGCTCGCAAAGACCATCACGCATGAAATGAAGAAGGGTGCTACCGATCTGGTGTGCTCCTATTCCACATCGACCGGTCTCTACACCATCGCGCGCCCTTCCGGCACGTTGAACCTGAAGATTCAATCCGGTGCGAACAAGGAGTCTTCGATCTGGGGTCTGATCGGGTTCGGGCGCGGCGGGGACAAGACTGCTGCCTCGACCTATGCGGCGGATGTGGCGGTGGACACGGTTGTATCTATTGACACGAACCGTATCATCCGCTGCGATGCGCTCGGGTACAAAGACGACGCGATTGGAACCTACACCGGAACCGCCAACTCGCTGATCCAAATCGGGTCCGATATTGCCAGGGCACTTATTAGGGTTTGGCTGTCCCAGCCTGCATCCATTGACGACACTAGCTTCTCTGCGGCGAGAGTCCTTGCGCCCGAGCAGTTAGCAATCTACCTGAACGAGTTCGAGTCCTCGGTCGGGATCTTCAACCGACTTGAGGCGTCGAATCTCGCGGACATCATAGTTGGTGGCGATGCGAAGGTGGTCTACGCCGTTTACGTGTACGACGGCGAGGAGGTTCCAGTCTCTCGTCGATTGGAGTCTCGTGATCTGCTTGAGCCGCCCCTCTTCACCAGGATCAACGAGGAAGTCTTTTCCGCTGTCTCGATCTTGTTCGACAAGCGCCCCGACAATGGCGAGTGGCGTCGAGAGACGGCGGTTGATACGTCCAAGGCGACGATCTACGACTCGCAGATTCTCAAAGAAATCGAGACATACGTGCTAATGCTGAGCACGGCTGAATCTCTCGCTGCTCGTACATTGGCGATTTCCCAGAGTCCATCGCTTCGGGTTCACATTGTCAGCGGAACCAGGCTGTTCAAGTCGCGAATCGGGGACATCGTCACGCTCACGTTGAATAGGGCTCCGAGTTTGACGGGTTTGTTGGCGAACCAGCCATTCCGCATTCTGTCGATTGAGCCAGACGTTCTTGCCGGAAGGGTTACGGTGGATCTTGTCGAAGCCTAGACACCCGTCGAGATATAGTAGGCAACATGATAAATTCGTATTGGAGGCTCGAACGTAATGGCTCTTGATCTAACGAAACCAGTCGCCTCAAGCCTTCCGGTCTCGGCTGAGATCCGATCCAACTTCACCGCCGTCGCTCAGTCGCTCTACGGCGTCAACGTGGTCCCGAACGGGGACGGGCTCATCTGGCCTGTCTCGACACTGCCAGCCCATTTTCGCGTGGAGGGATTCACTCCGACAGTGAGCCGAGAAGTCACCATCAAGAAGTTTGGCGCACAGTCAACCAAGATTGTCGGCAACGCATCCGGGGATTCGCGGATTGCCTATGTGGTTTTCAACTTGACCGATTTCAATACTGATTTTATTGGGGAAGAGTTCCATTGCGGGGAGTGGCTCTACTCGACGGCTGTGAGCGGTGGTCGTCTCTTCGTGGACTTTTATCCTGGCGGGGTGTCCAATCCGCAGTACGGCTCTTACGTTCCCGGTAGTTCGACATGGAAATGGCACACGCTGTCTGCGACAATTCCGGCGACTGCGACACGCATCCTCGTCGGTAGAGCCGTGGATGCTTCCAAGACTGCGTACTTCTGGGGTCTGACCGGAGGGTTCGGTGGATCGCCTCCACAAAGATATGTTCCGTGCGCGACGCGGGTCGGGTGTCTCTACTTTCCGTTTTCTGGCACGGCTGCTGTCGACGCTGATTATCAGGCCACCGGGTTTGAGTTCACTCGACCCGCGTTCATTCTTGGGTCAAAGGCATTCTGCAAGACTGCTCCGGTAACATCACCGTTCTCATGGAACATCGGGAAACTCACGACTGCTGAGGTTACCTACACGGCTCTCTATACCGCAGATCAAAGCATCGCGGCCACCAAGCTTCGCGGCGATGCGTCGGTGATCGAGCCGACCTCGGCCACCTACGCGGATCGCTGTTTCAATGGGCGCGGGGGCGCGACATCGAATGCCTTGCTTGCAAACACCGTTCTCGGGGTCAAGAGAACAGCCGCGGGCGGAACAGCGGCGGGTGATGTCAAGATCGAGGTCGAGGTTCTCCAGTTCGACGATCCGCTTTCCGCATGGAAGCGGTCGGGTTCATTCTGATGCCTCAAGCAGTTCTGCGTCCGACTTCTACCATCTCCACCGGAGCCGGGTGGACAGGGACATTCCCAACCGCCATCAACGACGCAAGTGATTTAACAAGTGTGTACAACACAAATGGCAATAGTGACTTTTTCATGCACTTTGCCGATCTTCCCGTAGAGGCAGCATTAGTCACATCACCGATTTCGTGCTCCATGCGGTACTCCCGCAGTAATTCAAGTGCCGCCACGCTAACGCAGTTCATTTACAACGGCGCGTACACCTACGGTACGGGGCACTCGGGTGCGGACACCGCATTGAGCGGGGAAACGATAAGCCCGACGACCGCTCCGGGGGGGCTCGCGTGGACTCCGGCGAGGGTCAACGCATTGCAGGGAGGTGCGGTCACCGCAAGCGGCATTTCGACCGAAGAGGCATATGTCTATGATCTCTGGTGGACTGTCACGTGGGAAGCCAACCAAGGTGGCTTCGCCTTCCTCGTCGGTGCCCTCGCAGGTGCCGCGCTTGGGCTCGCTGAAATGTCGGAACTGGCCGCTGCGGTCTACCGCAAGACCGGGTCGAAGATCATGTCGGACGAATACCGCGAGGCGTGGCTGGACATCAAGGCCTATCGGCATCCGTCATTCTGCTTTCTCGGAAGGTACGCATGATCCAAGCTGAAGACGGAATTCAAATATTCGGCTTCGACAATTCTGGCGCGATGTGGAACTACCAGGCGCGGCACAGCGGGTGACGTTCACGGTACGCGAGATAGCGAACTACCTCACGAGCGCCGGCTTCGCGCCGATCTACGAAAATGCGGTTCCTCTGACCGTGGACTCTGTGATTGTGCTCACGGAATACGGTGGGAGGAATTCATGGGGTGAGCTTGGCTCCGCGATAAAGTGGGAGCGACCGAGACTCCAGATCCTCGTGCGCGGCGCGCCCTTCGACGAAGCCACCCCGCGCGCGAACATCGAGGCGATCTCCAAGAAGCTCTCAACGATTCAGAATGAGGACGTGGACGCGCGGACGTTCTATGCGATGGCCACTCCTATTCAGGCTCCCTTTAAGCTCGCGGTCGATTCTCTTGGCCGGGTGTCTTTCGTGGTCAACTTCGAGTTTGAAAAGAATATTTCCTAGAAACGGCTTTACGCCGGGCTTTTTTTGTGATACGATCCTCAACGTGGACAATAGGTCTATAGATAGAAAGGACGAGACGATGAGAAACGAACCAACCAGCCTTCCGCCCGAAGAGTCGACCGACTGCTACGAGGAGCATCCGACACAGGAAGCTCTCGACAGTCGATGCGCGACAGCCGTCACCATCGACGAGCTTGGCGAGCGCCTCACCGCTGCGCTCTTGGCGCGGAAAGCGGAAAAGTGAAGAAAATAATCAGCCTGTACCAGCGCAACTATGACGGCGACCATTGCGTCAGAGATGAGGTGACCCCCGGCGCGGAATGGGTACTCGCCGGTGAAGGGCGGGCGACCCGAAAATGGGACGGAACGGCATGCCTCGTTGAGGGCGGGAAGCTGTTCAAGCGGTACCACGGCAAGACCCAGCCGCCCGGTTTTGTGGCCGCGCAGGCCGTCGCTGATCCTGTAACGGGGCACTGGCCGGGGTGGCTGCCGGTATCGCCTGACGACCCGTCAGACCGTTGGCACCGTGAGGCGTTTGCCGAGTATGGCGGAGACCCGGGTCCCGACGGAACTTATGAACTGGCGGGTCCTAAAATCAACGGCAACCCGGAGGAACTCTCGCGGCACGTACTGATAGCACATGTCGGAGCAGGCGGTTCGAGCTTCGCGGCTCATGCCCCTCGGACGTTCGATGCGATCCGCGAATGGCTGGCTCGGGGGGACGTTGAGGGGATCGTGTGGCATCACCCGGATGGACGGATGGCGAAGATCAAGAAACGCGATTTCGGGCTCTCGCGGAAACCTGGAGCAACCCCAACCTCTGACCGCGTGCGAGGCAAACGATGAACATCGCCATCACGAGCGAGGCCGGCAATCTCGTTGTCAGACCGAAAGGTTTTCTCGGGACTCAGTTCGATCTGTACCGAGACGTTTGCACCGGAGCCGGGGCGCGTTACATGCCGAATCTGAAGGTGCGGATCGTCGGGCTCATCGGCATGCCAAAGCTGGTTGCCGATCTGAAGACGGCGGGCTTCGAGGTGGCTATTCACTCGAATGTCGCCGGCGCGCTACGTGCGCGGGCTGGTGATCACAGGATTCGGCTAAATGAAGCGGAGGCTACCGTGGCGTCGCTTGAGGGGCTCAGCCTGTGGGAGTTTCAAAAAGAAGGCGTGGCGTGGTTGCGTTCTCGGAAGCGCGGGATCCTCGGTGACCACATGGGGCTAGGTAAAACGATTCAGGCCCTTATTGCCGTTCCGAATGGTGTTGGCGTTCTGGTGATCTGCCCGGCTGGTCTGAAGTTGAACTGGAGAAATGAGGCGAGGCGATGGCGACCTGATCTCAGAATCTCGGTGCTGTCTGGCCGAGGCTCGTTTCGCTTCCCGGTCCCCGGCGAGATTGTGATTTTGAACTATGACATCCTGCCCGGACTCGACGAGATCCAGCTTGACAAGGTGCCGCAGAATGTCTGCCTGATCGCGGACGAACTACACTACGTGAAGAATCGGCTGGTCGCGGTAGACCGCCGCACCGGCAAGAAGAAGGCTCCACGTGGAGCGAAGTTCGAATTGCTTGCGAAGTTCGTTCGGGAGCAGAATGGCTGGACGTGGGGACTCACGGGCACTCCGCTAATCAATCGGTGGGAGGAACTGTACTCGCTGCTCATGCAGATGGATCTTCACAAGGAAACGTTCGGAACCAAGAAGGCGTGCGAGGGTTTGTTCCTGTACCACCGAGAGCGCGTGCCTCTTGTTCTCCGCGCTGCGATGCTGCGCCGGACCCGCGAGGAAGTCCTGCCCGATCTGCCGACCAAGATCTATTCGCGTTATGACGTTGAGAGCCTCGGACAGGACGCGACGCGCGAAGCTGACGAGATGATGAAGAAGCTTGAGGCGCTCGGCGCACTTCGCGATGATGGGTCGATTGACGATGAGTCGAACTGGAGGAGCGATCCCGAGGCGGCGGCTCAGATGATCAAGGCTCGGAAGACCCTGGCGGCGGCGAAGATCCCGGAGATGGATCGGATCGTTGAGCAGTACGAGGAAGCGGAAGAGAAGCTCCTTGTGTGGTCTGCGCACAGGGCTCCGGTAGATCATGTCGGGAAGCGGCCCGGCTGGGCGACGATCACGGGGGACGTGACCGGCGAGGCTCGGCAGTCGGTAGTGGATCGTTTTCAGCGAGGCGAGTTGAAGGGACTCGGCATCACGATCGCGGCGGGAGGAGTCGGGATCACCTTGACGGCTGCGCATGTCGCTTTGTTCGTAGATCTTTCCTGGACCCCGGCTGGCAATGCTCAGGCGGAGGATCGCCAATGCCGCATCGGGCAGACCCGAGGCGTGCAGATTATCCGCATGGTCGCGGACCACCCGCTCGACCGGCGTGTCTTCGAGTTACTGGACTACAAACAGTCGCTGATCTCGACGAGCGTTGACAAGGCTGAAGTGAAGGCGGGAAACGCGATGAGTTTTGAGTTAAACGAAATGACTCAGCTTGAAGCGTTGGCAACCATGATCGAAAGCAGCCACTACGCGCCCCAGGAAGAGCGTACAGTTATGAAAACCCTCTCACCCTCCTACAACCCGCGCCGCCAAGCGGTCACCCGAGAAGAGATCTGGGCGGCGAAGGCGATCGTTCATCTGGACGATGATCACGCGAGGGAGATCAACGGTCAAGGCTTCAACAAACTTGACGGCGAGTTCGGACACGAGATGGCCTCTCTGGTCAGGTCGGGAGTGGACTTGAGCGAGAAGCAATGGGCCGTGATCTGCAAAATTGCGAGGCGTTATCCGCGGCAGGTAGGCCGCGCTGTTGAGGAGGTTGGTGCATGAACACCATCTGCGAGTCGTGCTCTCTCAAGGTCAAGGAGGATTCTCTAAAATCGCCTTCTATCGACAGGCGGACGTGAGTTATAATAAGGGCCAGTCGATCATGCGGATCGGCGAGAAATGGATGGAAAGATGACAGACGTGAAGCTCGTGTTTGATGTGCTCTCTGGTTGCCTGAAAAAGTGGACTGGCAGAGTGCGATACCCGATAACAGAAGATGGTCCCGAAGAGCCGAGCTTCCGATATCGCGGCGTTGTCTTGATAGATGGGATTGAGGGCAAGACCTCCATGCCATTAAGCGCACAAATCAGGAAGAGATTTTCAGTCTATAGGGGCCAACGTCTTGCGTTTGTGGACAAAGGGATTTGGGTCTCAATGCTTTCCGAAAACCTTGATGGCGGCGGCTGGCACGCGTCGAACATTATCGAGTGGAGGCCGGTGGAAGATATCCCGGCGCAAGTTCTTGAGCGTGTGGACGTATTTGACATCGTCCTGGCGACGCTTGCGTTTGGGTCTCACTGCCAGGCTCGTATCGAGGTTGGAGTAAATCGACATAAACATGACATGCACATGGTTGCCGAACTGGTTGAGGAACAAGACGGTTTGATCGAGTCTGCGCTGAGGAGTGCAGAGAACTTATAAAAAGAAAGGCGAAACGATATGAATAACATGCAATTCGTACCAGCGCGGAGGAAGGCTTCCTTCTTCCGACTCGGGCTAATCGGAGCAAGTGGATCGGGGAAGACGCTGTCGTCTCTCCTGTTCGCTCGCGGACTGGTGGGGCCGAAGGGGCGCATCGCGGTGGTGGACACCGAGAACGGATCCGCCAGCCTGTACGACGACAAGATCGCAGGCGGGTTCGATGTCCTGGAAATGGGTCCGCCGTGGAGCGTGGCCCGGTACCTGGAGGCGCTCAATGCGGCAGCTAAGGCCGCGTATGACGCGGTGATCCTCGATCAAGTCTCGTACATGTGGGAGGCCGATGGTGGCATTCTTGAACTGGTTGACAAGCTTGCGAAGGGAAAGAAGGACGGCTTCTCGGCGTGGCGCGAGGCGACTCCGATCTATCAGGACTTCCTTCGAGCGATCGTGGCCGCTCCGCTGCACGTGATCGTCTGCATTCAGGCTAAGCCCGCCTACGAGGTCATGAAGTCTGGCGACAAGGTGAAGATCACGAAGATCGGGACGAAACCGATTCAAAGAGACGGGATTGAGACGCAGTTCACAACTTCGTTCTTTCTCGATAGCGGCAACTGCGCGGAATGTGACAAGGATCGGACGGGACTGTTCAAGTCTCGGCCCAGTCTTCCGTTGACCATCGAGGACGGGAAGGCTGCGGCCAAGTGGCTCAACTCCGGCGAGCGCATCGAGGCGACGGCGGATCTAGTCGGGACGGGCACCAGCAAGAAGTCGAGTCCGAGTCCGGAGTTCAACGAAGGACGGCCCGAGGGTCCGTATGCGACCATCGAGAACCGGAAGGCCATCGTCGAAGCGGGGAAGTCGGTCGGACTCACCGCGGAAGAAACCCTTGGCGCGGCGAGTGAGGTTGTCGGAATGGAGATCAGCGGGACGCGAGACATTCCGGCCGCAATGGTCGGCAAGGTTCTGAAGGCGCTGGTGGATGCCGGGCGCGCGAAGGGGGGCCATGATGCAACTGCAGTTTGACGTCGTGGATCTTCAGCCGAAGGCGCGGCACACGGACCCGGATACGTCTCACGCGGCGGCGGCTTCGATCAAGGCGCGTGAGATCACTCAGCTTCAGTTGTTCATCCGCACGATATTGGGTGCCCTGGCGTGTGAGGATGACGAGCTTGTCCGCAAGGTTCAGGGCTGGAGTTCGAGTTCGAAACACTATGCACCGTCCGGCATCAGGACGCGCCGGGCTGAACTGGTGAAGATGGGCGTCGTGGAGTCGGTTGGAAAAGTGCTGAAGTCAAGCGGGCGCTGGGCATATCTTTGGAAAATCAAGAAAGAGGAAGTGAAATGAATCGACAGGAACTTATTGGGAATGTGGGACAGTCTCCCACTATCAAATACCTTCAGTCGGGAGATCCGGTGGCAGAGTTTAGCCTTGCGACTACCGAGCGGTGGAAGAACAAGGCGGGCGATAAGCAGGAACGGACAACCTGGCACAAGATCGTCGCCTTCGGTCCGGTGTGCAAGGTGATCGAGAAGTACGTCTCGAAGGGTCAGGAGGTCTTCGTCGCCGGAGAAACCCGTCACGAGAAGTGGAAGGACAAGGAAGGCAACGACCGTACCACGACGAAGGTGTACCTGAAGGATCTGAAGCTACTTCGTGGTGGTGGCAAGAGTGACGAGGACGGCGGGAATAACGAGGACGAGCAGCCGGACAGAGGCGACGCGGGTAAACGAGCCCGGGAAGCTGACAGCAAGCGGGCCCGATCCGATGCTGACGATGGTCCCGGCGACTTCCAGGCCACGGATGATGACATCCCCTTCAGCCTGATCGCGGCGCTGTTGCTTCCGATGATGGGTCTGTTGGCGTGAAGTTTCGGCAAGGTCTTCTCATCCTGGCCTTGATCGGGATGTTGTCCTTTGCGTGGGTCGTTGGTACGATCCTCGCGGCGCAGCTTTTCCAGAGCGCCAGTCTTTCGCACCCCGCGACGTTGGCACTTCGCGGATCGCAGTCGATGAAGCCGCAATTCTCTCGTTCGGACTCGGGTGCAAATCCCGACGCCTCCACCATTCGCGGGGGCGTACTAGATTCGACGGGCAAGAGTGGAGCGGGGGAGACTGCCGAGCAGCACTCTCGTAAAACAGAGCGAACCAAAAAGCGACGAATATTCGCTTCCCGCGGCGGCCTAAGAGCTGCTGCCCAGGACGCTGGCTCTCCTGGTCACCAAAACCAGTCGTTTCCGAGAATTTACGAAGTCACCGCCTACAGCCATTTTTGTACGCTGCCGGCTGACGGCATCGAAAGGGAACCACAGCCCACGGCGTCGGGGGTTTGGCCGGTGGCTGGTCGGACGGTGGCGGCAGATCCTTCTCTTCCATTTGGCCAGGAGTTGATCCTGATGGGGCGGGTTTGGCGCGTTGAGGACAGGGGCCGCGCAATCAGGGGGAAGCGTATAGACATCTTTCTTTCCTCATGCAAAAAGGCCCTGGAGTTTGGTCGTCAATTGCTTCCGGCATATGTGGTTCCGAGCATGTCCACGCTTTACGCGGACATGGAGGTGATGCCGTGAGCGAACACGCTTGACTGTGCTATAATTTACGAAGAAGTGCGGAATAGTCCGCGCGAACAAAGACGACAAAAAGGAAAACACGAAATGATAAAGGCAAAGACGGCAGAATCCGAAATCAGCGTTCTCGAAGTCTCGCAGGGGCGTATCGACTTCTGCGTGTTGGGCAAGACGCCGCTGATCCTCAACCGCATGAGCGTCAAGGCATCGCATGAACTGCTGATGCCCAGGAAGAAGACGGCGGCAGACAAGGCCGCGAACCTGAAGCACAATCCGCTGGAGGAGTACCGGGCAAGCGCCTACAAGGCCACCGGAGCCGATGCCATCACGCGGCTGCTGATCCTGGCGACCGCGTTCAAGGGCGCGATGCGTTCGGTGGCGGTGGACATCCCTGGTGCCGCGAAGGCTCAGATCGGACGCCTGACATACGTTGACGGCGACTACGTGGACATCTTCGGCATCCCCAAGCTGCTGATGTCAATCACGCGGTCCGCGGACATGAATCGGACGCCGGACGTGCGGACTCGCGCAATCGTTCCGGAGTGGGCGGCTCGCGTCTCGGTCACCTATGTCAAGCCTCTCCTCCGTGAGCAGGCGGTGGCGAACCTGCTGGCTGCGGCCGGGATCATGCGCGGGGTCGGGGACTGGCGCCCCGAGAAGGGTGCCGGCAGTTATGGCCAGTTCGAGTTGGTTGGCAAGGATGACAAGCGGTTTCTTGCCATCATCAAGGACGGTGGTCGGGTCGCTCAGGACAAGGCTCTGGCGAGTCCCGAGCCCTACGATGCGGAGACGGCCGAACTGCTGACGTGGTTCGATACCGAGGTCGCGCGTCGCGGCTTTAAGGTGGTTGCATGAGAACCGCTAAGGCCGAGAAGGTTGTCGAGACGAAGGACGACGCTATCCACAACGAGATCCGCGCTCTTGAGCGTGATGGCCGGCTCACTCCCGAGTCGGTTATCGCGAAGGCGAGGAATCCGAAGAGCCCGCTGCATGATCGCTTCGAGTGGGACAATTCGGCTGCTGCTCATCAGCACCGTTTGCAGCAAGCACGCGGGCTCATTCGTAGCGTCATGGTGACGATCACGACCGAGGAACGGACGGTTTCCACCGTTCATTACGTGCGCGATCCCGCGGCCGAGGACGGTCAAGGGTACGTTTCTCTGGCGCAGTTGAAAACGGAGCCGGAGAATGCGCGGGCGATGCTAATGCATTCGTTCGCCCAGGCGAAGACGTATCTCGATCGGGCCGAGGAGTTCGCGGATGTGTTGGGTCAGCGGGTGGCGGTGGCGACCGTTTCTCGGAAGTTGCAACGTGTGGTCCAGAAGTTCGAGGCGGCGCACGCGTCGCTCTGAATGAGGCAGGCATGGCATGGCGAGGCAGGGCATGGCGAGGTTAGGCCGGGCAAGGCAAGGCAGGCAAGGCGGGGCAAGGCATGGCGTGGCGGGGCTTGGCGTGGCTGGGCAGGGCAAGGC